CTCAAACCCAATATTGTCGTATACTTCAGGAATATACCATATCAAAGAGAAAACCCTTTAAACGTATCACCATTAACATCTTTCTTTACGCCGCCATTAACATAACTTGTTATTTGCGTTTGCTGTGGAGCTACCTGAACTTCTGAACCAGCAATCCATTTTTGAGTCCAAGGCAACGGATTACTTCCGCCTTTATATGGGCTACGTAATCCAATTGCTGTCATTCTTTTGTGACAAATCCATTCGATGTACTCACTGAGTAATGCAAAGTTGAGACCAACCATCGACCCGTCCCTGAATAGATAACTTGCCCATGCCTTTTCTTGCTCAACAGCGCCCACAAATAAGTTGACGCATTCATCTCTTGTCTCTTCTGCAATTTTGGCGAAGTCTTCATCTTCTTTCGGTAGTGCCTTGAGTAGCTGTTGTGTTCCAGCGAGATGCACGTTTTCGTCACGAGCGATAAACTTAATGATTTTCGCATTACCTTCCATCCTCTTGACCTCCGCAAATGCCCATGAGCATGCAAAAGATACATAGAACCTAACTCCTTCAAGAATATTAACAGACATTAATGCAAGCCATAATGCTTTTTTATGCTTGTATTTTGTATCAGGCTCATATTGATTTTTTGGTAAATTATTCCACCAGATCAGATCATCATAATACTTACTGATATCACCAGCACATTCTACGATCTCTGGGATGTCAGTAATTTCGTCGAATATTTTGGATGGGTTTGGATAAATGTTTCGTATGATGTGCGTATAGCTGCGTGAGTGGATGGTCTCTGAGAACGCCCAAGTTGTGATCCAGGTTTCGAGTTCAGGTAAACTACAAATAGGTCCGAATGCCATTGTTGGTGCTCGACCCTGTACTGAGTCAAGGAGAATTTGTCGCTTAAGATTTGAGGTAAAAATATGTTGTTCATGAACCGTTAGATCCTTAAAATCCTTAGCATCCTTGTAAATATCGACTTCAGAAGGTTGCCAAAAAAATCCTAATTGTTTTTCAGTTAGCTTTTCAAGCCACGGGTACTTTTGACGATCATATCTAGCAACAGTTGGTGCTTCATCAAAGAAACAATTGACTTTTGTTGAATCTTTTTTATTATTCGTATCAAATACACTGTATGACATTCGTTACCTTCTTACAATTATCGTTGTGGCATTATCCACAATATTAAACAAAATAAACCAAAAAGTAGAAAGCCAAATCCAAAAGCAAATATCTCACTCATCTAACTTCCTCGTCTACCAATCAGGCACAAAATCTTCGTAGTCTGGTTCGTCATCAGTATTTTCGGTAGTAGAATCGTTTGTCATATTCAAGGTATCCTTCTGGCATTGTATATAGTGTGTTATCGTTGGCATTGAGGAGATATGGTTTCATCTCCTCTTTTGTATGCACGATAACATATTCGCACTTTTCAATTCTAGCGTAGATCTCTTCAAAAGTCAACTTCATTTTTTTAACTTTCATTACTTTATCTTTTTTGAAAATACATCATGTTCAATAGGACTTATATTAATACGCTCTGAAGTATAATTTTTTCTTAATCGAATATGAGCATTATGCCAGCTCCAACATTCACCAGTATCATCTTGAAAACAAACCCACATTAGATCGTGTTCCGTACCATAATCAATAACAAAGTAAGCCATCGCATCTCCCTTTGGAGTTTGTAATGGAATGGGTGGATCTAATCTTGTCATTTAAAAACCTTTACCGTTATCGCACACTAAGTCGTAATCAATTGTTAATTCTTCGCCAGAATATATGTCCATAGCAGCATAATGAATATACTTAGTAGGTGCTGTTAAATTAGGTTCACTATTGTGATTAATGAACCTAACATTGTCTGCGAAATGAATAATTTTATCTAAATCTTTATCATAACAATACATATAATCAAAGTTTTCTCTGGTTATACTGTCATAGTTATAATTATGTAGGGCTGGTAGCCAACCATCAATAATTGAATCATGTTCCCAAATTAATTGACCTTTGGTAATGAATTCACCGGCAAATAACCCAATACCATGAAGAAGACTCTTATCAAGATAAGTTTTAACTTTCATTGTCATATTTTACAACTTTCGCAATCTTCATCGGGTACTTCGCCAGCAGCCAAAGGTGCTTCTTCATATTCTCCTGCCAAATCGTTTGTTTGAAAATAGTATAGCTGTTTGCCACCCAACTTATAAAACATCAACAAATGACCAATCATCTCACTCATCGGTATCTTTTCATCTTCGTAGAACTTAGGGTTGTACGAGGTGTTAACGGATATTCCTTGATCAATGAATTTCTGGAGAACGGCGCAGATTTTGAGATAACCCTCTGGTGATTTTTGGTCCCAAAGAAGGTCGTATTTTTTCTTGAGCTTTCGTACTTCAGGTACAACCTGCTTAAGTACGCCATCTTTAGACTGTTTGACAGAGACCAACGATCTTGGCGGCTCAATACCATTCGTTGCGTTGCTAATCTGTGCCGATGTTTCTGATGGCATGAGAGCCATAAGAGTTGAGTTCCTGATACCATACTTGCAAGCTTTAGCGCCCAACGAAACCCAGTCCATCCGATATGCTGGCGATACGATTTCGTCCAGTTCTCTCTTGTAGGTGTGTATGGGGAACGCACCTTGGCTGTATTTTGTTTCATTACTCTTCGGACAGGCACCTTTTTCCTCCGCTAGATCAACTGATGCTTTAATCAAATAATAAGACCAAGCCTCTGCAAACGCATGAAGCTTATTCAATCCATCGTAATCAATGTGCTGATAGCTAAGATCATTGCGAGCCAACCAATAAGCGAGGTTAATAATACCGACACCAAGAGGTCGTCTGGCCATAGTGGAATTTTTAGCAGCTTTGACAGGGTAATCCTGATAATCAAGAAGCTCGTCAAGAGCACGTACAGCAAGTGTACAAGGTCGTTCAAAGTCAGCAGGATCACGAATTTTTCCCCAGTTTATGGCACTCAAAGTGCACAGACTAATTTCTGCATCTGATTCACTCTCAAACTCTTCACCAAGAACATAAATATACTCATCATCGTCATTTCCTATTTCTGTTACAACTTCAAAGTTAAATGGTAGATTCATTTTCTTTTTTCCTTAAATGTTTTGCCAAATTGCCAAGATCAAATTCTCTCTTACAACACAAGCAACTAGCTTTTTTTCCTTGTAGATGTTTTGTTCCATGTGGTTCTTTATGTAGTGTATATTTTCCACGTTTCTGACCTGTTCTAGCTAGTGTATGTTTCTTTTTAGTTTCTTCACTAACAGGACCAGTTTTTTTACCTTTATTCCAAGGAGTTTGACCTAAATGACCTAAAGAATTATTTAACCTATGAGTTTCTGACTGTGGTCCTTTAGACACACCTTTTGTTTTTTTACTCATTGCTTCATAATCTCTATAAGCAGAAGTATCACCACCAGAACCATTTTCTTCTATGAAATTAGCCCATTCATCAGATTCTACTATATCCCATAGCTCAGAATAATACAATCCTTTTTCTCTAATGTCTTCAAGATTTTCAGATTGAAACAATACTTCAGTTTCAACATCATCACCATACTTGTTTAATTCTCTTTTCCATCTAATACCAGAACCAGAATAGGTATATGGGTTTCTTTCTGTTTTACCAAGGTATTTTAATCCCGTAACTCTGTGTGTTTTAACGTAAAGTGTAATCATAGTTGTGCCTCCTCCTTCACAACTATTTATATCCGCTATGAATTGGGGAGCGGTGTATTTGGGTTATTTTTACGCCAAATCAGATATTTTTGATAATTTTCTTTGGTCATCTTAATATTTTTCTTTACTGGTTTGCCATCATTGATATCATTTAGTGGTTTAGTGGGAAGGTCGATTTCGCAGCAAAGATTAGACTGATGAATAGGCGCTAGTTCTTTGATGAACGATCCGTGATCATTAGCGTGATCTACATTCTGCAGATAAATACGTCCGGTATCCTTCCTCTCTTGCATGAATCCTGAGAAGAGTTCAATTGCTGGTATTGTTTTCTTTCTAATTGCTGAGTTTTGTTCTGCAGACTCGTATAAATTTCTAAACCTGTCAGTATCAATAAAAAAAGAGTCATACAAGTCAGGAACGTCGTTAGGAGAAAAGAGGGTAATGTTACCTCCTGTGAGAAGTCTTTCATACATCACCTTATTAAATTGGACACCATAGTCCAAGCCACGAATACGATTGTCTTCTGTACCCTTGTTGTTCTTCAGTAC